AAGTCTTGGGATCAGGAATTTTTATCTAAGTGTGTAGCTGATGGATACAAGATACCTTTTAAGGTTCAGTATGCTGAAGACACTAAAGCTGTAAAGGTCTGCAAAGAAGATGACCCGGATCTTTGGGAATATGTTGAAAAGGGTTTACAAACCAAGATTAATGAAAGGCCTTATGTGCAATTCATTGATCCCTTAAAAGGAGAAAATGATGAGTAGGATAGGAGACTTTCTGATAGACGTTCAGTCTGATTCAGAATTTGTTATTGGTAGTTGCGAAAGTTTTGAACAGTTTTGCAGCAAAATGAAAAAAATAAATACCATGTATTTGCCAAGTACATTGACAGATATATGGGAAGAACATGTTGGTTCTCAAGAAGATCTCAACGTTAATCATTACGATAGGAGACCAAGGTGAGCTTATTGAAAACTATAGAATCAGGAATTAAAGTGCCAGCACTTAAAATCAATGTATCTGGAACAGATGGAATAGGTAAGTCTACCTTTGCATCTAAAGCACCCAAGCCAATCTTTATTAAGACTGAAGATGGAACAAACTTTATTGATGTTCCTTCCTTCCCTTTATGTAAAAGCTATGACGATATTGTTAAGCAAGTACAAACATTGATTGAGGAAGATCACGATTATAGAACCCTGGTATTTGATACCACTGATTGGGCTGAGAAACTTGTGCAACAAAAGGTTTGCCAAAATCATTCAGTCAAAGGCATTGAGGCCTTGGGTTTCGGAAAAGGTTATACAGAGTCTGCTGAACTTTATCGCAGGCTTCTACACATGTTTGATGAACTACAAAAGAAAAAGATGCATGTCATCTTACTTTCTCATGTAGCCATTAGAACTTTCAATGATCCAGAGCGTGAGCCCTATGATCGTTGGGAAATGAGTTTACACAAGAAGGTATCTTCAATGATACGCGAATGGGTAGACTTCAACTTGTTTGCAAACTATGAGGTATCAACTCGTACAAGCGGACAAGGGTTTAAGGAAACAACCAGAGGTGTGTCATATGGCAAACGAAAGTTGTTTCACAAATACGCTGCGGCCTTTGATGCAAAATCCAGAGTCGACTTGGGAAATCTCCCATTAGACTTAGAATGGAGTGCATTCATGACCGCGTTCAAAGAATCTTTAAAATCTAAATAGGAGAAACACAATGTCTGATTTTGAAATTAATCTAACTGATCATGAAGAGCTAGACCCTAGCTCGATTGGTCCTATGCCAGCCGGCGAATATGAATTGGTTGCTAAAACCTGGGAAGCAAAAACTGCAAAGTCTTCTGGTCACAAGATGATCAGTCTTACCTTTGACGTTATTGGCCCTAAGTTTGCTGGCAGAAAAGTTTGGGAGAACATAATGCTTGAAGGCAACGGTCTCAATGTATCCAAGGGCAAACTTCGTAATTGGAGAAAAGCCATGGGTATGGATCCCGATGTCAACAACTTCAACCTTGAAGCTTTAGAAAGCATGATGAACGTTCCATTTAACGCCACGCTTAAAGTGGAGGAGGGGAGAGACAAAGGAGATGGAACCAAGTGGGAGGACAAAAATGTAATTAGTAAGTTCGCTGCAGGGGCTTCTAGTTCATCAGCGTCTTCCCCTGCACCTGCCCCAGACAAAAAAGACGATTCATCAGATGATGATGATGGGTTTGACTGGGACAAGTAAATGGATTTCATCGAGGAACTGCATAACCAGGTCGATATACTTAAGAGAGATGGCGATTCTGTAGATGAAACAACCGAGCGAGTATCTAAAGCTTTGCTTGACCTGGGCTATGCCTTGGCTACTCCTCGCCTTATTAGAGATAACGTTAAATATTATCTCAGAGAAAACGATTGGGATAATTATAACCCAGTTGATTATATTACCTAAGCAATGCCGGTATTCGTTCCCGGTTTATTAGCAACTTTGAGACCAGTTGTTTGCTGCAAGTGTCTCGATTGTTGGAAACAGACAAGGGCTTTAGTGAGAGTTATCCCTCAGTGCTTAGTCCTGTAAAGTGTCTTGGAAGCGCAGGCATGTCTAAAAGCGCTTCACTAACAGACAGAAGGTTTTAGTAGAGCATTACCTTTCTAGTGTCTTTGAAGTGTAGGCATTGTCGAAAACACTTCACCTTTTTTTGGAGAAAAAGATATGACAATAGATGTAAGAGAGGCCAGAGATTTGGTCACAAGGGTGGAGTCTTTATTGGACTCTTTAGATAAAACATTTGATAGCTTGCCATCTGAAATAGATGAAAAGGTAAAAGATGCTAAACTAACTTTATTAAATTTAAATATAAATAATGAAAGAAAAAAACAAACCTTCCGATTCTTTAGATAAAAGAACATGCGATACAGTTATGCAAGATCTTGCGATCTGCATTGACGATTGGACTAGACAAGATTTAGATACCAGGGCTGCAGTTCTTACTTTATTAAAATTTACAGTAGACATTTCTTTTCAATTTTCAGAAAGTCCATTTGAAGCAATGCACCTTATATCATCTGTTATCACAGAAAATATTGATAAATATGAGTCAGATGAGCTAGCATTTATTTTAAGACAAACAACAAGCGAAAAGAAAATAATACATTGAAACTTCGATACTACCAAAGAGATGCAATAAACTCTTTGCATCATTGGTTTGCTACCAAGCCAACGAATGAACATGCATTGATTGCGCTTCCTACCGCAGCCGGCAAAACCATTATATTTTCCCACTTTATTAAAGAAGTATTAGCTAAAGAACCTGACGCTAGGTTTATTGTTATGGCTCATAGAAAAGAATTAGTTGCTCAAGCTGAAAGCAAACTAAAGTCAGTCTGGCCTGACGCACCAGTGGGTGTGCTTGCTGCTGGAATGAAACGCTTTCAACATAACGCTCAAATTTTAGTTGCTAGTCGCGACACCTTGGCTTCCCCCAAAAGATTAGAAAAGGTTGGCAAGTTTGACTACATGATTATTGATGAAGCACACAACGTTCCCCCCACTTCTCATACCAGGTATCAAAAGATTATCAATGAGCTTTCTGCTCGTGGAGATATGAAAGTTATGGGTTGTACTGCTACGCCCTATCGCATGGGCCAGGGTTATATCTATGGAGATCGTAAAGATCATTTCTTTAAAGGTTTAGCTTACAGCGTTTCAATACCAGAGCTTATTAAAGAAGGATATCTATGTAGGCTATCAGCTTATGCTGTTAATGATAAAGCAATTATTGATGCGGGCTCTGTAAGTTTAAAGTTTAAGAATGGAGACTTCAGAGAAAAAGAATTAGAACAAGTAGCTATGGTTGATGAAACCATTGTAGAAGTTGTGAGTGATTGGATTGACAATGCTTATAGCAAAGGCAGGACAGCTACAGTATTCTTTTGTGTATCAGTCTTGCATGCTCAGAAGATGACTCAGTATTTAAAACAGTATGGCATCAAAGCAGCGGTAGTAACGGGTGAGACGCCCAGCTCAGAAAGAGATGAGATACTTTCAGACTTTGAGTCTGGCAAGATCCACGCCCTATGTAATGTTGGCGTCCTAACTGAGGGCTGGGACGCCCCAAGAACGGATTGTATAGCATTGCTTAGGCCAACACAAAGCATTGGTTTGTATGTGCAAATGTGTGGCAGGGGCATGAGAATTCATGACGATAAAACTAATTGTTTGTTGCTTGACTATGGAGAAAACGTTGCTCGCCATGGGTGTTTGGATGAGGTAGAACCTGAAGGAAATATACCAGGTAGGTATCGTCCAAAGATTTGTTCTTCTTGCAGTGCCATCAACTCACCATCGGCTAAAGAATGCATGGAGTGCGGTCAGCCTTTTGAATCCAAGCAAACAAAAACTTTGTGGACTAGAAAAGAAAGAGAGGTTGCCAAGAGAACCAAAGCAGAAAAGCAGGCTGTTTTATCAGACGAAAAGAAAGCAGCCATACCTAAAGCAAAACCCATTACAGATATTTATGCTTCGGTTGTTAAATCAAAAAATGGCAGTGAGTATTGTCAAGTAGTATTTACAGTTGAGAATGAATTTTTTCCCAGAAAAATGCCATTAATGTTTGGTCATCCTACCGCTCATAACATGGCAGTGCGTAAATGGAACAAGATTACAACTGAGTGGGGATCCCCAAAACAACCATGGATGGCGGCAGAACTTATAAACAATGGTGCGTTTGATACAATATCTGAGATTGTTTTACAAAAGCAAGGCAAGTATGAGAACGTTATTGGTATTAAAACCAAGAAAAATGAGGAGATAATTCTATGACAAAGATACATGAGTTGTTAGACCAGGTTGAATTGCAAGAGAAACAACACAAGAGATTCTATTTAGGGATTAGTGGTATTGGTAATTCTAATCAACGTTTGGTTTGGATGCGCTATCGCTGGCTCATGCCAAATGATTGGGAGCCTAGAGTTCTTCGCTTGTTAGATCTTGGCAACGTAGTAGAAGATGACTTGATCAAGAAGTTAAGAAAGATCCCTGGGGCTTCCATATATGACGTTGACAGCAATGGAAAACAATTTGAGACTGAAGCATTGGGTGGACATGTTAAGGGCCACATCGATGGCGTAGGTCGAAACTTTCCAGGCATGGATAAAGAGAACCCATACCTTCTAGAATTTAAAACAGCTAACGATAATAGATTTAAAAACTTACAAAAGCTTGGTAGTTATTGTGAATGGTCAGACGAATATGCTGCTCAATTACATTTATATATGGGCCTGTTTAATTTTAAACACGCTATAGCTATTGTTTATAATAAAAATAACTCAGACTTATATACCGAAGTAGTTGAGTATGATAAAATCCTGTTCGATTCTTTGATGGATAAAGCTAAAGATATTCTTACGAGAGAAGATCCACCAGAAAATTATATACCAGAGACTGATTATCGCATTCGTAGTTTTATGACTCCGAAGCAACAGGCTTGTTATTTAGGTAGAGCATTGCCTGAAAAGATACATTGTCGCTCGTGTCGGTTTGCAAAAATTGATATAGAGAAAGGAGATGCTCATTGGCATTGTGATCAGCATGACAAAAAGATCAGCAATGATCGACAGCTTAAAGGTTGTGGTCGACACAATTACATTCCAGAGTTAATACCCGCGGTAATGGTTGAGAAGGATAAAGATATAGTGGTGTATGAAAAGGATGGGTTTAAGTTTGTTAATGTTCCAGAAGCCAAAAGCTCTGCTGATGTGAACTTTTATTCTAGCAAAGAATTAATTGAAGTAGTAAACGCTGGGTTTCCTACAGAACTGTTAGAGAAAGCTGACAACATCAAGAGATTATTAAATGGCACAATACTTAAAATCAAACCATGGGTTGAAACCGGAGTACCCTTCTAGCTTTTTGGTTTTTTTATTACGAGTATTTCTGTGTCTGGGTACAGTGCCTCTACTAATTTCTTCTTCAATCTAAACATAGGCGTCTCGATTCCTTTTGTATCTTCGACCACTATCTCACCCTCGCTGTTGACGTATCTAAAGTCAGCCTTATAAAGACAAACCTTTTTATCATTGACCACACATGGAAAAGGTGGATGCACTTCTATGTTAGAGATGATGCCATCTGCTTCTAGTTCTTTGAGGTGATTGTACCTGGCCGCTTCTAGTTTGCTGTCAAAAGTTATGCCATCAAGCTTAACTTTCTTCGCTCTATATTTGTTGTACAAGTTATGGTCTTCCTGTCAGTATTTTATTTATCTCTTCTTCTCTTAATACATCCGCTGCTCTTCTAACCGGCGGAGCGACTGATTCATTTCTTGGATCTTGAAATTGTCCTTGAAGGCTTTGCCCTGTTAGATCTATTTGAGAAGATACCAAATCACCAATTGGAACTGGTTGCGCTGCTTTTCTTTCTGTACCAAGCATTGCGAAATCAACAACATCTTCATTAGGTTCAATGGGATTGAACATCCCAAGCATAACCATATCTCTGTTTGCAACTTTTGCAATTTTTAATTGTTCGTCAATTTCATATTCTTTAAGCCCCAAAGTTCTTGCATCTTCAATGGCTGTATAAAGAGTTCTTAAAGAATTATATCTATCTTCATTGGTGTTAATATAGCCTTGAATAAAATCTTCAGCATCTCTCCTGTTGTTAGATCTTAATAGTCTATTAAATTCATTGGTTGTTTCTCTAATAGCTCTTTTTGCTTCAGCTGCTTTGTAGTAAAGAGATCTATCAATTTGAGGTTTAATAACTTTAATACCAGAAAAAGCTGACACCATTGTTTCTGCAACATCAATGGGCTTTCCTCTTGGGCTGATTAAACCTTTTTCTCCTGTGGCCATTGAAGCTGCGGCTGTAATAAAATCTTTAGGCACAATCTGAACACCATCTGCATCTATCTCGGCTCTTATGGGTGTAATTGTTGGCGCTACTGCGTTAAAGAAATGCAATGTTCCTTTTGCTATTTTTTCGCCTAACATATCTGATTCGTTATAAATAGTTTTGCCAGTTTCTGTTTTACCAACTAGAGTAGATTCATACAAGGCTTTTGCGCCCATGCTTGGAGATAGAAAAGGATTAACAAACTCACCCACCATATCAACAGATGCGTTGGTTGCAATATCCATTAGTCCAGCTTCGTTTCTTTCACCATTGGCATAAGCATTCATTACTGCTTTAAATGGTTTCTGCAAGTAATCATATGGGTTGGTATAACTAAAGTTATACAATCCTGTAATGTTTCCTTGTGCATCTGTGCCTGTTGGAATCATAGTTGCTGTTTTTTCCCAGGGTGCAGCAAAAGATCTTTTGTATGCATCAAGTTGTTCTTTATCAGCGCCAGTTAAACTCAATGCTGTTGCTGTTAGCCCGGCTGGAATGCCAACTGTTGTTGTTAGACCGCCAGCCAATCTTCGTGCGCCAACTTTTTGCAGCTCTGGGTTACTGCTTGCTATTTCTTTAATTGCTCTTTGCAAAGTATTTAAACCATTTCTTAATACTTCAGCCGGGAAAGCTGTAAAGTTACCAACGACTGGCACATAGTTTAATGACTTAACTATTTCTGGAACTCTAGAATAGGTGGGAGTTACATTTAAAGCTATGTCAGCAGACTCTCCTTTAATAAATTTATCTAAAATATTATCTCCCTCTTTTATTGGAACTGCTCTTCTTAGTTCTCCAACATTAACAGTACCATCTGCTTTTATAAGCTTTTGTATATCTGGATCAGCCATGTTTTTTCCAGAGCTAACAGGAACAAAATCTGCATCTGAAGACTTTGCTATAACTTTACCAAACTTAGATTTCTCTCCACTAAAGTTAATCATCCTGGCTGCGTTATCAGATCCTGTGTAAACTCCCTCTGCTTTTGACAAAGGTTTTCTCATAACATCAAAAACAGCTTTTGATTTTGCTTTAGCTAAAACTGCCACATCATCTGTAGCAAAAGTCGCAATATCAGAAAGTTCTTGAAGCTGTGTTCCTTTGCCAACCATGACTCCATACTCTCTGGCTTCTGCTATTTCTTTTGCATATTGTGCTTTCTTTTTTGGGTCAAATATTCCAGCAAAAGCCATTTTAAAGTTATCAGTAAACTTTCCGCTTGGTCCAAGATTACCATTCATTAAAGCCATAAATGGGACACTAGTGTTGTTTCTTATTTGAGCGGTAGGACCAAGAATAGTTTTACCATATTGAGATAAAGCCTTTAAACCAAGCAATCCTTGATATATTTTTTTTAAAGGAGTTGGGCTATTTTTTAACCACTCTGTTGATACTTCTAATAACGAATCATGAAAAACTGCTGGCGCATAAGTATTTCTTAAAGCGCCTGCTTCTCTTTTAAATCTTTTATATAAAACATCATCAATCTTAGTTTCGTCTAACAGCTTTACATTTCCTTTGCTGTCAAGTGGAGGAGAATATTTTCCAGTTGATCCAATATATATTTCTTCAGGAGTTTTTAAAAAACCTTTTCCTGTTTGTGTAATGTTAAGTTGATTTAAGTTTGCTATATCATCAAAAGTTTTTGCTCTTCCTGATAGACCACCAAGCTTGGCCATGGTGGATGAGGCAGCAACCGCTTCATCTTGCAGTGCTAGCTTCCAATCACCAGCCTTGTTGTAATCAAGGGCTGTAACTTCGCCCATAGCCTTTCTTACCGCAGGTAGATTTTTTAAATCTTTACCTTGAAGTTGACCAAACTTAATACCTTCTACAAAAAGTTCAGGTGTTTGATATGGGGTGTCCGCTGAAGCTGGATTTGTTAACAATTCAAAAGCATCTATTGCTTGTTGCTCACTTCTGATTCCATCTACTTTTGCTCTAATTTCTTTGATTGCATTATCTCTTAGCTTTGGATCGATTCTATAGTTTTGATCTATGATAGATCTATATATTGTTGTTCCATACTTGCCTTGATTATCTATGATAGCTTGTCTTAACTCTTGTGGTATTAAAAGTTTTGCAACATCAGGTTCACCAGCAGTAAATTTAATAATTTCTGCTTGCTCTAAATCAAACATCTTTTGATTGTTAGCCATAATTTCAGATATTTGATTTTGTTTATTTATACCAAGCGCATCATAATCAATTTTGTTTCCAGGGCCTTCAAAGCTTTTAATCTTTTTCATTGCTTCTTTTTGATACTCAGCCATCTTAGCTTTTTTTGCATCACCTGCAAGAGCTGGAAACTCTTTCTCAACTGTTAACAATGGGGCTCTATAAGTAGACATAGCTTTTGTTATTTCAAGAGCATCTTGAGAATTCATTTTGCCACCTACTGAAACTGCATCTTCAAGAGTTTTTCTAACAACATTCATTGAATCATTAATTGGATTAATCAAAGAAGTTAAATAAAATGTTTTTGCCTGCATGGCATCCATAATATATTTGTTGTTTGCTGCTGTTTGTTCGTACTTACCACCATATGAAAAATACTTTCTTAAGTAGTCTCTGACTCCTTTGTCTGCTTTATTAGCAGAAGCAACAGCTTGATTGCCAAACTTAGGTGTGGCTTTAGCTATTGCATTCATGTATGGAGCAGCCAAGTCAAGTCCAGCGCCAATACCCTTTACAGCACCAGATACAGCAACAGGCGCTGCATACATAACAGCAGCAGTTTCACCTAGAACTTGTAATCTTTCTGTAAGTCTTGCCAAAGCAGCATCTCTGCCTTGTAAATTTCTTAATCTTTCTTCATCGCTTTCTTTATCAAACAACATGTCAGCAAACGTATCAACATCATCGGTTGCTACAGCTGCATCTACCGCAGCCATAGTTCCTAATTGCTGAAGTTTAGTTAATTGTGATAATCCTCTTGCAACACCAAGACCTGGTATTCCAAACTGAGCAACCATTTGTGCGGTCTTTCCGGCTGTACCACTTACGTCTGGTTTAATTCCTTCAAAAAATTCGTTTACATCATCAGTCACATCTGTGTTAAATAAAAGATCTAAACCAGTTGTAGGTATGGTTGCAATACCTTGAGGTATAGAAACAACACCCGCGGCTATGCCTCGTCCTATGTCTCCAACAACAGATCCAGAACCACGTTTTTTTAATCTTTTTGTTTTTTGTTTTTGAGCTTTTTGTTTTGCTTCTGCTATTACTGCTGGATCGTTACTATCGACAAAAATATTTGTGCCATCAATTAATTTTACAATAGGCATAATTAAACTTTGTCAGCATAATTTTCTTTAAGAGCTATTAAAGCATCTGAGTCTCCACCCATAGACAAGAACTCAGAATAAACAGTAAAAGAATCAGCCGGTTGTTTGGTTCTTGTATCGATTGGAACTTCATCCTCATCAAAACCTGGACCAAATATCATTTCTTGCAAGGATCTAAATACTGATTCTCTATTTTTTTGTTCTGTTAAAGCATCATAGGGTTGTGTGCTTTTTGAGAATTTTTTATAAGCATCTAACAATTCTGGATCTTTGCTAAGGGCTTGCATTAATTTAATCTGATCAGGAACTTCTCCCTCTTGTCTTGCTTGCTCTGCCATAACACCGCCAGCGAAATCAGCAACACCACTTCTTTCAACAATGCCTTCTGTTGGTGTCATCATGGCCACAAAACCAGCCATCATTTGTTTTGCAAACTCTGGATCTTTACCAAGCTTGTCAGTGTAACTTGCTGGGAAAGATGCAACGTAGTCTACAAAAGTAGGTTTAGTTCTTCCTGCTGCTTGAGCTCTTTCTAATGCTTTAGCATAGTTAAAGTCTCTGAGTGATGAGTCTGCATCTAGAACATCTTTGTCTCCACCGCCAGTAGCTATATTTTTGTTATTATTATCATCATCGTCATCATCTTTGCCAGTAACAGCTTTATATAGTCCATAAGCACCAGCGGCTGGAAGACCATAGCCAAGAACTCCAGCTCCAATAGCTGCTTTGTTTCTACCAAGAGTTTGTCCAGCAGACTTAAGAAGTTTACCTGTAGCGACTGCTGTACCACCTAATAAAGGTGGAAATGCATCTAATGCACTAGGAGCTCTTGTGGTTCTAGCAGCGGCAGCAGCATCATCATAAAGAACTAAGTCTGTGCTGTCTGATTTTTTTGTTGATGCTTTAGGAGTTTTTCTTGCTTCTTTAATTGCTTTTACTTCTTTTTTTATAGCCTGAATTGGTTTATCTAAAGCAGATATTCCTTTTTTTACACCTGCTGCAATAGCTTTTTTAATTGCAGGTCCTCCAACTGCAAATTGAGCTATACCACCATTGGCCATTCTCATTACGCCTGGGGCTTCAAAAGGTCTCATTTCAATAAACTCTCCGCCTGTCATTTGTGGAGTATCTCCGGGAGATTTTCCTAGTTGACCAGCAAGCTCTGCAAATGCTGCTAGTCCTTTCATTTTATCAAATGGAGTTTTCTTATCTCCTATTTCTTTTGCAATATCTTCTGGTGACATACCCTCTATATCAAGAGCTACGCCTCCATCTTCTTCAAAGTCAATGAATTCATTGTCTTGCATTTCTGCTAGATCTTCTGCTGCTTCGTCTTGAGCATCTTTTGCAAATGGATTTTCGTAACCCATAACATCACGCGCTAGAATGTCTGTGCCAATGTATGCACCAATACCTCTTAAATTTTTTGAAAGTGCGCCTCCAGAACCTCTAACTGCATCAAAAACTTTTTTACCTTTCATTGCTAGTTTTGGAGCTAAGAAGGGAAGCGTTGCATACTCTAATGGATCTGTGTAATCAAACACATAATCTTTTACATTTTTATTTAAAGCTGACAAACCTTTTCCGATATCTCCACTAGCACCAGACATATCATCAACTTGTTGTTTTTGCATAATAGCTTGCATGATTTCTTCATCGCTCATGCCGAAAGGTTGAACGCCTAACTGTAAAGCTTTTTGTACTAGATCGCCATCAGCGTATCCTCTTGGCTCTAGTCCTGACATGATTCCGTACATTATAATATCTTCCCGTAATCTACAGCGTAGTAGCCATCTTTGACCATAACTGCATCAGGTTTAACTTCAAGAACTTCTTGCGCTAATACACCTTCTGTTGGCTCTGCATCAATTCCAATTTCTTTTGCTTTGTCATTCCAATCCCATGTGTACCAACCAACACCTGGCTCTAGCTCACCTTTCTTTTTAATGTTCTTTTTAAGCTCTGCGTCAGAACCAAATCCAGCATAAATACTAGCAGCCGATCCAAGTGCTCCAAGCGCTTGAGAGAATCCACTAGGCTTCTGATAGCTTTGTGGCTGATAAGGACTTCCCTGTGTGCCACCGCTAATTTGACCTGTCGGCATACCAGCAAGTAATTGTTGTCCTTGCATTAATCTTTGCATTGGCTCGCCTGCAAGTTGTTGCGCTCCAGCAAACTGTCTTGATAGTGCTGCTTGCTGAGTAGCTTGTCCTTGCTGACCGAGTTGGTTCAGCGTATTAATTTGGCTACCTAGTTGACTTTGAGCTTGTTGGCCTAGTCCTGCTAGTCCACCGCCAATAGATCCAAACTGGCCACTTAGCCCTGCGCTTAATTGCCCAAGCCCACCAAGAGCCTGGCCTAGTTGTGCTTGCTGTCCACCCAATCCTGCCTGCATAGATGCAAGTCCTTGTTGAGCGCCACGCTGTTGTTCAAATGCTTGTTGCGCTTGTTGTTGAGCCTGACCAAATCCAGCGCTTCTAATGCCGGAAACAGCTTCTGCTGCTCCACGTCCAGTTTGTCGGGCAAGTTCCTCTTGAGTAATTCTTCCTCTAGACCCACCAAATGCGCCGGCTGATACAGCCTGATCCCTAAGACCTATGTCAGCTTGTGCTGACTGCCTGCCTATATCCTCTAATGTTTGTTGAACAACTTGATCTTCATAAGGATTAAAAAATCTTTGAGCCATAGATGGATCATAGATTCCTGTTGTTCCTTTTGCTGTTTCTTCAGCTCTTTGTAGTGCGCCAAGGCCACCAGTAACTGCTTCACGAGCGCCCGGCAAATATCCAAAAGCTTCGTCTAAACCTCTTTCTTGTCTGCCAAAAAGTCGACCAGCTTCTGTGAGATAGGGTTGGTATTCACCAAGTCTACCTGCTTGTTGTCGAGCTTGAATTTGTAATGGAGTAAGGCCAGCAGTTTGCTCAATGGGAATATCTCTAGGTCTAGATATAAGACCTTCGTATTCACCCGGTGAGCCAAAGTAAGATGCTAGTAATCTTCGTGAATAGTCTTCTGCGTATGGTTGAACAAAAGAATAACCGGTCTGAGGCGCAGTGATAACCTGTGCTTCTGGACCCATTTTTGTTTTACTACTTAGACACATCTTCTATTTATTTCCTATAATACATACCGCCTATCTGGTGAAAGCCTTTCTTATCAAAAAGTTTCTTAGCTCTTTCTACACCTTCTAGGTTAAAAATGCCAAGAATCAAAGGCTTGTCTTGCTCTTTAGCATAATCTATTACTGCATCTATTAAAAGATGTGACGGTGGGATTTGGTCTTTTAAGTTCCTGTATTCAGGTAAAACATAAAACCAGCCATCGCCAATATATTGTTCTGCTGACCACCAATAATCATCTGGCCCCGCAGCAATACTACCAATGATTGTATCACCATCTAATACATTATACACAATACCGTTAAACAAGAAATGATTTATGTGAGAGGATGCTCGGCCCCACTCAATGGGTGGAGATCCTTCGCCTGACAGAGAATGTTCTGCCCAAAAGTTTTCTGCTAGAAAATCAGCTATGCGTTTACCATTTTCAGGAATAGGTTCTACCCTTTCTAAGGTTAGATTCATACAAGTTTTTTAGCTATTTCCTCTCCGAATTTTTGCATCTTGTACATTTCACGAGCGCCTAATAATCTTTGCTCATATTCATCGTTAGGATCTGCGCCGGCTGCAAGACCAATACCTCTAACCGCCGCTGAGTTAGTTACAAACTCACCATCGCTTAACATTGCTGGTATCTTATCGCCTCTTTCACCACCAGGTCCTGTAACCAATTCATCTCTTTCAGGAAAATCTTCAACGTTTGCTTCAACGTAAGTTCCATCTTTTGCATATAACTGACTGGCTATACGTCTAGGCTGCATGTCATCTATAAAAGTAGCTTCTTTTGGAGGGGCTACAAGCGGAGAAAAAGGTACGCCTTTTGCTTGTGCATAAATTTTAGATACTTCACTTGGATAAAATCTATATGCATCAGGTGTTTTGTCTTGAGCATCAATGCTGATTGGAGCGCCAGGAGTTGTATCTCTGTAACCCATTGATCTAGCGTAAGGCCCTATGCCTTCTGAAGGTGCGCCATAAGCTCTAGCAAGAGCAGAAGCCATAGCTTCTTCACTATCTTCTTCGCCAAGATCATCAACATTTATTCCTAAAACATCTTCGTAATATCTTCTAATGTAATCTTGATCTATGTTAAACCCACCAGCTGGGCCGCCATATTGAAACTTTGCTATACCGCCATACATATAACCTGGAACATCATAACCAAATCTTTCTTCTACCAAAGCTGGTTCTTCTTTTGCCAACGATTTTATTCCTTTATTTGCTGTTTCTAAATTCTTCATTGTTTTTTTTCTTTAGTTCGCGTTCTTGCATTAAAAGACGTAAGTCATGCCAACGGTACATTTGTTTATTAACATGATCCCAGTACCAGCCTTTATGATTTTGCGATTGTTCCATTTGCTTAATTTATCATAAAGTTAAAGTTATATCACCATTTGTTTTAATACTAACAACTCCTAGTTGTGCATTGCCTTGGTAACCATGAGGGCTAACAGGGGTATGTAGCTGTAACCATGCGTTGCCAGTGTAAACTTGCAGCACGCCAATAGATGTATTCCATATCACATCGCCAGCGTTAAAAGCAAAGGTACTTATTTCACTATCATTAAACTGTGGTGTCGAATTTGGGTCAAACTTTCCTAAGTTAATCTCTAGTATTCTAACTAGCCGATTGAATATGTTCGCATCAACCTCAGTTAATGCTAATGGTAACCTAGTATCAAGAAGCTTTGCCATTATCTTCTGCCATCAGTTCTAATATCGAATCTATTAGCTCCTAGTCTCCATTTAAATCCAGTGCGTACTGCTGTGTCTGCATCATCATCTGACTGTACTCTAAACACCATTTGTCTTGCTCTGGTTCTAACAAAGTTTTGTGTGGTAGAACTGGTAACATCGCTGGTTGAACTCGTTGTTAAACTTTCGCCCGGATAATTTCTAGATTTTAAAACATAATTTATTTGGCCGCTTGTAGGAGTAGATCCAAAAAACTTAACGTCAGGAATAATCCTGCTTATAAAACCAAATTGGTCACCTTCGTCAATATCGATATCACCGGATTCAATAAAGACATTGTCCATCGGAGACCCGTCTGCATCTGAGCCAGTCTCGTGATTATATAAAATGCTACTGTTCCCTGAGCCTTCTGTTGCCAACGGATTGTCAAATATTCCCTCATCTAACCAAGCTGTTCTTGATAGCTCTCCTATGCTCCAAACGTTTTCTAAATAATTATAAACAACATATCTATCAACATCATCGCTGCTTCCAGATGGATAGAACCATCCTATCTCATTAAACTCTTTGTTACTAAAGCCAAATATTTTAAATGATTGTGTTGTATTTAAATCATCTAAAACATAATTAAGTACACTACAGTTAACTCTTTGAACAGCTCCTGCGTATTTATAAAAGCCATCGCGTGCCATCCAATACACGCCATCAGGTGCATTGATAGCAGCATTAGGAGATATCATGCCAACATTTTCATTAATTAAATTAACGCCAAATGTAAAAGGAGCGCCAATAAACTGCATGGAATATAAAGAGGTATCAGTCCAAACAAGTATTTCTTGTCTCGCTCTAAGGCCGCCGACAATTTGAGATCCGGAAGATAGTCTTATATCTCCTGCTGTATTGGTAGCTGTTGGCTCCCACTCTGTCAAACTTTCTTGACTGCTAAACGCTATAAGCAAAGGATCTACACTTCCTGATCTTGCACTGCCAACAATTGGATCTGCGCCTAATACAATAACATGACGATCAATATCACTAACAATGGTTTGAAGGCCAACAGTTGGAGCAAGATTAGCTCCTGATAAAGATGTAATATCTACTGCTCTAGTTGTTACACCACTGGATGTATCCCAGTAATAAACCCCGCCAGCTCTTGGATTGATAATTAAATCTTCACCAAATGCATCATGCGACCACAATCTTAATTGATTAGCAAAGCTAGCGGCTGCTGCTGATCCCCATGTGCTAGACCCCCATGTACCTACACCCCAACCTGTGGATGGAACATAAACATTTAGACCTGTGTTGATTTGATAAGCACCTACTGTAGATCCACCACCATTACCACTATCTCCAGCCGCGGCCAATACTGGATCTCCGCTAGTATCTTTGGCCTCTATCGTATAAGAGTTAGCATTAACAATGGTTGCTATTTGATATTCTTGATTAAGTACAGCAGCAGTAATATTGCCGCCAAGAGATGCTGCGCCTGAGTATGTTACAAAGTCATTTGCTACAGCTCCATGAGCTGTGTCGGTTACAGTGATGGTTGCATCTCCAGTTCCTACCTTAGCAAACGTTACATCACCAGCGCTGGTTGTAGATCTTATTGGAGTAACATCATTAAAGTTATCTCCTTCTTTAACATAGTATTTTAAGTTGGTTCCCATACCTAAAAACTTAGTAGAAGATAAAGACACCCACCCAAGTATGGCGCGACAGGCTCCTAAAAAAGTGTTTAAAGTATTTTTAGACCAACCACCTATTTTTTCTGGCAAGCCTTTTCTAAAACGAACAAGATTACCATCAGCCCACCCGCCTTTATCCATAAGGTCTGTCATCTCTTTGTTGATGCCAGGTTGAAATGTAAGTTTTGTTAAAGGCATTTTATATATGTTCCCAAGGCTTTCCTTCAAACATTAAAGCTTCAGCTTCTCTTCTTCTTGTAAGACCAGGAAGAACTTTTCTTTCACCATTTACTGTGGCTTTGTTCCAACGTTTTATTTGACTTGGAACATTTTCGTAATCACCTGCATTTAATTTTTTTAACAAAGTAGATACTTTTAAATTAGCGGGACCTAAGTTATATACCCAAGAAACCAAAGCATCAAACTGACATTGGTTCATTGGCACTGTGACAAGAGCATTTATGTAATGTTCATATTCGTCTTCAAGTTCACGCCATAACATAAACTCTGCTTTTTCTTCAGACCACTTATCACCTTCTTGTACATCTTTGGTATGGCCATAACCTATAGTCCATACCCCCGCAGCACACTTATAGGCCTCAAGTTCGCAACCTTCAAATTTTTTTATAAGCTCAAAGCCTTCATCTGAAGTATGCATTAGTTTCCGAATACGATTGTTACAAAAGCGATGAATAAAGTTCCTAAAAAACCAAAAGTTCCAAACATTGCTATTCTTAGGGTTTTGTTTAAATCGTTCATCTCTTGCTTTATTTCTGCTGTTTCTTTGAATATGGTCTTCCATCTTTCCTCACATTTTGCTTCATGCGACTTTAAGTCTGATGCAACAGATTGAACTGTGGTTCTATTCGTCATCTTTTTTCTCACCTGAGTTGGAAGCTCCAAAATAAAACGATATAACTGCTGACGCCAATCCACCTAAATATCCTAACACTAAATTAATTAAAGCTTCAGAATTTTGTTCAGGTGGTTGCAAGGTTACTAAAAATATATAGCCCATAAATCCACCAACAACAGCAATACCCATAATTCTAGCTGTCCAATCTTTGTTAAAAGTTTTTCTAGCGTCTTGTTTTTCTACTGTTTCTAGCCTAAATATATCTACATCTAGCTCTCTCATTTGAAGTTCAAAATCTTGTTCAGCTTTTTTAAGTTGAAGCATTTGTTCTGGAGTGGCTTCTTGTATAGCTTTATTAATAGACTTTGGATCTGCTTGACAACCAAGCACACCAGCAATAACAGATGCTGCTTGACCACCTAACGGACCACCTAATGCAGATCCTAATGTTGGAGCAAGCGCTCCTACTACATTTTTAATTAAACCAAATTTCATAATTACCCCGCTAA